ACAAACTGAAAGGCCTTGCCAAGGTGTTGCCGGTGGTCGTGGAACCCCTGACCATTGGCACGCCAATGGAGCCTCAGGCGAGTGTGAAACGTCTGCGGCAAGGCTTAAGAAGGGTTCGCGATGGTGCGTTCTATGTTGCACGGTACATGTCCTCTCAGGTGCAATTTTGTGTTTTTGCAAATTTGTTAGTCAATGTTGTTGCTTGTCTAAATGAGCGGGTGTTCTTTGAGAAGCGTGATGACGGCACCTATGGCCATCCTTTTTGTCCTATGCCAGGTGTCGTTAGTGGTTTGCTGGGTGATTTTCGCCGCAGGTTTCGTAGGCACTGTTGGCTTAGCGCCCCGGTTGCGCCCGAGCAATTTGTTCGGACGAACTATCGAGGCCGGAAGCTGGCTAGCTACCTGCTTGCGTTGCGGAAGTACCTGGCGAGGGGAGTGATAGCGGCAGACGCCTTTGTCAGGGCGTTTTTGAAACGAGAGAAAATAGAGGTACGCCCCAAACGACTCGTACCTCGCGCTATCCAGCCGCGCTCTCCAGTATTTAACATCGGTGTGGGATGTTTTATACACCACTTGGAGCGTCCTATTTTTGCTATCATCCAGCGAGTATACAGGTCTCATGTGCCTGTTGTTTTTAAGGGGATGGACACATTCGAGCAGGCGAGCGCCTTGGTCTACAACTGGCGTCGCTTTGTCCACCCCAAGGCCATACTCCTTGATGCAAACCGTTTTGACCAACATGTTAACGTCGAGTTGTTAAAGTATGAACATAGCATATACTTGTCCTTTTACACCGGCGCTGATCGCGCAGAGCTTGCGAGACTGTTGGATATGCAACTGCACACGTCCGGTGTGTTTGCTGCAGATGACGGTGCTTTGCACTACGAAGTGAATGGCAGGCGGTGCTCCGGCGATATGAACACCTCGGTCGGGAATTGTGTACTTATGACGGCTATGGTACATGGTTTCCTATCAGAGCAGGGTGTTAATCCCGAAGACATTGCTCTTTTAAACAACGGGGATGATACTTGCATTATTGCTGAGCGTGAGGTCGTTGACCTACTTGTGCCTAGAATTAAGCCTTGGTTCTCACAATTAGGGATTTCCATGGACTTGCAAGGGGTTGTTGATGAGCTAGAGCGTATTCAGTTTTGTCAGACGCATGCTGTGTTCGACGGCTGTGGGTGGCGCATGGTTCGAAATGTGCCTACTTCATTATCGAAGGATGCAGCTTTTTTACATCAGAGATTAACACCTAACGAGTATTACTCCTATCTTGATAACATTGGGCAGGCTGGTCTTGCACTTGCCTGGGGCATGCCCGTGTTGCAGGAGTATTATCTTGCTATGACCCGTGTACATGTTGAATACAAACATGTTGATGTAAATTTTTCCGATTCGGGGTTTGCACAGCTAGCCCATGGATTGGAGGCGCGCGTTGTACCGGTTACTTGGGAAGCGCGCGTGTCCTTTTATAATGCGTTTGGCATTTTGCCTGATATGCAACGAGCCATGGAATCGTATTATTCTACAGTCGACTTGAAAGATTGCTCGGTGGCTATGCACCCGCCTGAGCGCTTTCGAGTTGGCTAACGGGGTCTATACACGTAATTGGGCCAAACACGCGCTGCGTGGCTAATGAAAATGCCTAGAGACTACACGGTCCAGAGAGGTTGTGTGTAGATGCATAGTCCCAGTAGCTAACTGGTACCCCGTGTCTTAGCTAATTAGTGCTGATGGAGTCTGTGTTAACATCACAGAACGTTGCTTTTGGTTCGACCATGGAGGGTCGAGATTGGTG